TCAATGGTCGCCATCTTCCGCCTTCTTCCGTGGCCTGCCGCCGCCGACGCCTCGGCCGGGGCGGCAGGCGTTCCACCGGTCGATGGTCTCCTCACGCCAGCCTCTGGCCTTGCCGACGACCACGTCCGGCTCGGGCAGCCTGTAGCGTGCCAGTGCGCCTTTGGTGATTCCGAGGCGTTCGGCCACCTCGGTCATGCTCAGATAGCGTTCAGTCATCCTTGCCGCCCCGTCTGCCCATGGCGAGCGTGGCAAGACTCCAGATGCCGGCCGCGAGTCCGAACAGTCCGGCCTGCCATGGTTTTCCAGCGAAGCCGAGCATGGCCGACAGCAGGCCGCATGTGATGCCGCAGACGGCGAATATGGTGCTTGTTTTCATGATGGCCATGAAATAGGATGGAACCGGGGTTCCGGGCACTAGGTCTGCTCGGAACCCTTTCGTCATCTCTTATGGCGTGGTCTGCGCCGTATCGAGATGACGAGCGCCGTCAGTGCGATGATGTTGCTCACCACCGAGCTGATGGCGGTCACGATGTCCGTCCATTTCATGCTCACCTCCTTTCCGTTGACATAACTATTATAACAAAGTATGTAAAGTAATGCAAGTTAGATACAACGAACCGCGCTCACCAAAATCATCAAAATGTGTCAGGATTATCCAGATTGTGAAGAAACGTTGACGAAGCCCCGCGCTCGCCGGTAGATTGAAAATAGAAGCAGGGAGGTGTGTTGGGTATGTCCGAAGCAAAAAGAAGCAGTCTGCCGGGGACGGGGATAGACCCGGAGCTGATAGCCAACAGCATCCTTCGCCGCGCCTTCAAAGAGAAGATCGCCGTGAGTCCGATGAAATTGCAGAAGCTCATGTTCTTCATCACATGCCTGTACCAGCGCAACACCGGCCACAGGCTCCTCACCGAATCGTTCCAGCCGTGGCGGTACGGTCCGGTATGCGGAGCAGTGTACGGGGAATTCAAATCGTTCGGCGGAAACCCGATCACCGAATACGCGAAGGACGCCATGGGCAATGCGTACGCGGCGGACGAATCATCAAGCCCCGAACTAAAAAAAGCCATCGACACGGTATGGGACCACATGAAGAATCTGCCCGCCGTCACGCTTTCCAGAATCACCCATCTTTCAGGGTCGGCATGGAGCAAAGCGGTGGAGAACAAGAGCCGATTCGTAGGCAATGTCGACATGGCCGAGGACCACACGTTCGACGCTTACCTGAAAGTGTGAACGGAAAATGGCGGAAGATGGCACTAACCGCATACCCGACGATGCCGACGAGGACATACCCATGCCACTGTCGGAATCAACCGACGCGAACGCCGCGGCAAACGAATCGCTCCCAGCACGTGAAAAAATAGACACGGAACAGCAACATAAGTTCTCCGTCGAAAACTTCAAAAACAATGTGGCTTCTCAGTTCCTTAACGTATGCCTTCTCGGACTACTCATTCTGGCGATCCTCGATTTTTTCAAAGGCAACGGAGACGCACTGTCCAATGGCGTGGAAGCGTTGAAAACACTCGCCATGGTAGCCGTCGGCTTCCTGTTCGGCAGCTCGGCAAGAAGCGGCTCATGACATTATGCCAAACCCCGGCGCTCGCGGTATGCGGGCGGCCGGGGTCTAAATTTATTTGGGGTATGTGAAATTACTGGTTGAAGGTTGTTAAATTGCTGGTTGGAGGTCGGGAAGAGCATTGGGTATCTTCAACCTTGGATTTAACAAACAAATCTATTAGAGATTCAACCCGATATTTAACAAATATGTTCTCTATTTCGAAGCGGTCGAAAATCGGTGACGCCAATCCTATCGAACCCCTTTTTGCTCGAGTATTCTCGATTCCTCTCAGGGCATTCCTTCACGAATCTGGAGACGCCTTTCGCCATCCGCGATATCAACCCTTCAAGGCTGACGACGCAGTCGTAGGAGCAATTCTCGAGCTGCTCCATCCCGTTCGCCGTATGCCCGAATTGCGCAACGAGCTTGTCTGCTCCGAACCCTGCGGACACGCCGATGACCCGATAAGGGCTGTAAGCAGAGCCTTTGCCGTCGATAGAGGAAGAACCTGCATGAACGACCGCGCAGCGAAGCTGGTAGAGATCCGAGGCCGTGAAGATGCCGTTCGATAGAATCTCGTCGAACCCGCGCTCGACATCTGCCTCAGATTTCAAATCATTCCTCTCGTCGTCCATTCTCTTGCCGTCGTTTTCCAGATGCAAGTACTCCGCCGCCCATGTCCGGTAATCCGTGCCGTCTATGCGGGAGCAGACGTCGGGAACCGTTACTACGAGCGTTAAGGCGGCAAGTACCAGCCCGTCGTCGTAAGCCATCTCGCATTCTCTCATGAGGCTCACTGGAGTTCTTGGGACGACGGTCGGCAGGCCGAAGGCGTTCTCTCGGCTTTGGAGCCCAGGAGAAGGTTTCGGGCACCAGCAGTCGATCGCGTCGGTTTCCTCGCTCATTCGAGCACCTCCCCAGTGTCG